CGTCGTCGGCAATGAGGGAATCGGCAGTTGCCCGAGCGGATGCAGTGGTGGACATGGTGAAGGCATTTCGAGCGGATTCCTGCGAACATGATTTCGTGGACGCCCGAAACGAGTACGTGCAGAGCGGTGAGTTGTGCGCGAAGTGCGGCAAACTTCGACCAACGGGGGAGGATGATGGAAATGACTGAGTATTATGACATCGTCGGGAAGCCATTGACGGTGTCTCCGTCGTTTCGGGAAAAGGGCAGTGAAGGCCGGCGGGTTGGATACTTTTGCAGATCATGCGAAATGGTGTTTCCGATTAGTACAAAGGCGTTAGAGTGGAACCATTCCGGTGTGGCGAGCGATGGTATGTGTCCTTGTGGTGCAAGCGTAACTGGCATCTATCGTGAAAAGTGTGAAGTTCCGTTTCGTGGCCGTCTGGACGCGATGGGAGACCTTCATGGGAACACGTATTGACATCAAGTCTGGCCCGGAGTTAGACAAAGCGGTTGCGGATGCGATTGGGCTAGAGTGCCACATATCGGACACGTTTGTCATGCCGATTTGCTTCTTGGGGAAGTCACACGAAGGGTCGCCAGATTGGCCTGCTTGGGACAAAGGTAGTCCGTTTCAACCATCCAGAGACCTGAACGCTGCGTTTTCTGCTGCTGATAAGGTGGGCCTGTTCGACGGATGCAGTCACATTCTCGGTAAAGGTTCGGTCTGGTCCGAAGATAGTCATGGCCATTGGTGGATCAACCACACACGAGACGGTAGCGTTCCGTTGTCGCTTGAGTCGGAAGTTTCTTCGGGGCACTCGCTGGCACTCGCTATCTGTGCGGCGATTCTGAAAGCGAAAACGTGAACGATAAAGAAAAAATCTGGGTTCCGACACGGGTAACCGAAGAGATGCCAGAAAACAAGACGTTCATTTTCACGTATTACCGAGGGTCGCAAACAGAATCAATTCTTGCCCAACTCACCAAGAGCGGTGCCTACGTGGTTGCCGTGTTGCGACTGCAGGTTGCTGGTGAGTGGGGCGTCGTGTACCAAAACGACACGGAACTAGATATGGAGGTTTGGACGTGACTGAGATCAAGGCTGGACCGGAGTTGGACAAAGCGTTGGCTGAGGCGGTTGGCATGTATTTCAATATCACGAAAAATGGGTGCGTAGAGGCTCTTTACTGCGAAGAAGGAAGCTGCGAGATATTTGCAGTTCCGTTTCATCCATCGCAATGCCTGGAAGATGCGATTTGGGCATCGCGTGTGGCTGGGCATAGATCCGATTGTTCATCAACCGATCCCCTAGATGTGTGTGCGGCGATTCTTGAATTGAAGACGCCCGAAAAGCCACCCATCACTTTTAAGGGTGTTCCACTCATTTGGAAGGAAGGTCTCGGGGCCGATTCCAACGGAGAGTACCAGTGACCGCATCCCCCTATTACGACCTCGTCCCAAAATCGCCCGTCGAGAATCTTCGTTGGCGTGCTCGATGCCGAGAGCGGGCGCTGGAAGATACTCGGTTTCGCGATGCGATGTGGGCGGCGTGTATGGATGACGTCTGCTTCTGGATGGCCTTCGCGTGCTGGGGCTACGATCCGCGTGCCCGATTCAAAGTCGTGCCGTTCGTCCCTCATCCGCATCAGGAGTCCGTGTTCGTGGCGATGGATGAAGCCATTGATGTTGCCGAGCGCGAGGAGAAGGCTGTTGACGTGATTCTTGACAAGTCGAGAGCGCAGGGTGGAACTTTTGGCTATCTGTGGGTTGATCTTCGACGGTGGCTTCGGGACCGGATGTTCTCGGCGGGATACGTGACGCGAAACGAAGATTTGATTGATTCCAAGAGCGATTCAAGCACGGTTCTGTGGAAGATTGCGTGGGCGATTGAGAGGTTGCCGTCCTGGATGTGTCCTGATTACGAAAGGAATCTGGGCCAGCACACGTTTCTCAACAAAGAGAGCGGCGCATTGCTTCGTGGGTATTCGGCTGGTCAGGATGTGGCCGCCGGCGGACGCGCGACGGTCTTCACTGTGGATGAGGCCGGAGCGCGTGATTTCGTTGCTGCCGGGAAAGATGAGGCAGTACAGGAATCTATTCAGGACGTCTCAAACTGCATTCGGATGGTTTCTGCTCGTTATGTGGATTCCGGAGTTTTTCACGAAGCCTGCGAGAACCCCGACACGGCAGAGAACGGCGTACATCTTATTCTTGACTGGAAAGACCACCCACATCACGGGAAGCATGCCTATGTTGCTCGTGACGGAAAGCCGGTTGCGCGAAATCCCGAGGACCAAGCGGCAGTGGATGAGCACCACGCGGAGACCCCAAACCTACGGAATCGCCTGGAGCGAAAGGGGTTTAAGTACGAAGACAGGGTCCGGTCGCCTTGGTACGACATGCGATGCTTACGCCCGACTGCTACGCCGCGGCTGATCGCATCGCAACTCGACCGCGACCCTCGGGGGGCCGTCGGCAAAGTCTTCACCGCCGACCTACTCGACCGCATGAAACGCGACAACTGCAAACCTCCAGTGTGGCAGGGTACGCCAGTGTTCGACTCGGAAACCCTCAAGCTACAAGGGCTGATCCCCCGAGACGACGGCCCGTTGAAGCTGTGGTTCAAACCGGGAATCGATAACATGCCGCCACTGGGACCGTTTACTGCTGGCTGTGACATTGCTTCAGGTGGTGTGTCGGATTTTGCGTCCAATTCGGTGGTATCGGCATTGGATGACCGCACGGGTGAGCAAGTCTTAGAATACACCGTTAAGGGGTTGGAGCCGCGTCCATTCGCTCGCAGGGCGGTCGGGCTGTGCCTGTGGCTTCGAAACGCCTTACTCGGCTGGGAAGATTCCGGGGTGTCCGGTGGTTCTGCCAAGGAAGTGAAGGAGGTCATCTATTACGGGAACGTGTTCTTCCGACCCGTGAATCTGGACGGTTCCCATAAGAAAAGTCGCAAGGCGGGCTGGCCGTGCCAGAATGCCGACAAGTCGGATATGTTCGAGCAAATGGCCTTGGCGATGGAGATCGGTAGGTACATTCCACGGTCAGAAGAGATGATTACCGAGTGCGGAGAATACGAGTGGGACGGAGACAAAATCATCCATGCGCCGACGAAGAATAAGGGGGCGACCGACAAGAATCACGGTGATCGCGCTATATCCGGTGGGGGTTGCTGGCAGGTGTTTAACACTGACAACGCAGGAGATAAGATTGACACAAGCGACGAAAATCGTCAAACTCCAGAATATGGTAGCTTCAAGTGGCGAGAGGACCAGGAGCGGACGCAGACGACATCGGGGAGTCCTGATTTTGGGATTCGAGACATTATTGGGCACTGACTCATGTTTTCGTTTCGCGACCCAACAATTCACGCTTATTGCGATCCACCGGAACTCCGTTGTGATTGCGGCGGATTGATGGAGTGGCTGGCTGGAGTTGAGAAAGTTGTGAAGTGCCGCCGGTGCGGTAAGTGCAAACAGACTGTGCTGCGACAAGTGGAATCGTCAACTGATCAATCGGAGTTAGAACCCGATGGAGAACCCAATGAACGAGAAGATTGACAAGGCGATGGAAATTGTGTTGGGACTGGTACGAACTAATTCATTACCGGCCGACGCGATGAACATTACACAAGCGGCGTTGAATCTTGCACACACAAAACTGTGTCTGCAAGGAGACAAACCGACAAAGGCAAAACAGACAACTATAAAGGGGAGCGGTTCTTAGCGTTAGAAACTGAGAACATGAAAAGGGGGTCTCGCTACTGGCGAGGCTTACAGCACAAGGCATAGATGGGGTTGCTCCCATCGAGGTGCCTCAAACATCGAGCCTTTTGAGGGGGCTTCGCTAATAATTAGCGTTGCCCCCTTTTTTCGTATCTTGGCCGCCCCTTTTTTACAGTGCGAGGTGATTCGATGGCGAAGAGAAAATACCCGTCGATGAGCGATGTGGCGGAAAGGGCCGGAAAGAAATTCGTCGGTCTGGCGAAGGAATCCTTAAGTAGAATCGTCGAGGGGGTGACGGGAAAAGCACCTCCCCTCGTTGAAAGGGAACTGAAAGCAAGTCGCAGTAAGGGGAAATCCCGAAAGAAACAGTTTGATGGACCCCCTCGCAAAAAAAAGAGTCCCAAGGGAAAGATGGCGTTCAGTAG